AGGTCAAGAAGTTTGTATACCTATGTCGCAACTAAAATTAACTTATGATGTACTTACTGACAGCCGTAATAAATTGTCTCAACGAGACTTTACAAAAGCAATGTCTCGTTTAAATATTACAACCGCAGTAAAACGTATAAAAGATAAAACAGTCCGAGGGGTTGTATTAACTTGGAAATTAGATAATAATATTCGAGAAGAACTTATAAAGAATCATTTTGAAGAAACTGATTTAAATTTATTAAAACAAGCATAAAAAGGAATTTAATGACAAAGCTTGTACAAAACAAGCGTCCTGATCTAGACAATGTAATAGCGACGGACAAAGATATGGAATTAGGTCTCATACCTGCTTGGTCCCACTCCGCCTTAAAAACCTTTGAAACTTGTGCATATCGTTCCTACATCTCTAAAGTAAAACGTGTACAAGAAGATTACGGTCCTGCTGCAGCACGCGGTACTGAAATACACGAACAATGTGAACTGTATGTAAAAGGAGAACTTCCTGAATTACCAACTGCTTGCAACAAATTTAAAAATGAATTTGAAGAACTACGTGAAGGTTTTGCTAATGCAAAAGTAGAACTAGAAGGCGAATGGGGGTTTACAATTGACTGGGAACCTTGTGGCTGGATGGAACCTGTAACATGGGGACGTATTAAATTAGATGCAATTTATTTTGAAACAGAAACTTCAGCGCGAGTAATTGACTACAAAACAGGTAAAAAAATTGGTAATGAAATATCTCACAGCCAACAAGGTATTACGTACGCAATTGGAAGTTTCTTTAGATATCCAGAACTAGAAAGTATACAAGTTGAGTTCTGGTATTTAGACCAAGGAGAAACTACGACTCAAGTATACACGCGAGATCAAGCTATGATGTTTATGCCTAAACTCCATGAGCGAGCTTTAGAAATGACTACAGCTACTAAGTTTCCCCCAAACCCTAGCAATTATAATTGCAAGTGGTGTTCATTTAAAAATGGTGAACACCCAATTTGCGAATGGGGCGTAAAATAATGTATAATAACTATATAGTATTCAACCAACTAACACCGAATACTCAACAACGAAGGACGAATTATGAACAACATTCCTGCAGCTTACGAGCATCAATCAAAAACTTCTCAATTTATTCTAGCTAATAACCGTTGTCTTATTACATCGGACCCTGGCACAGGTAAAACACGTTCTGTTTTAGACGCTATTACAAATCAACCCGGTAAAACTCTTGTATTAGCACCCTTATCTATACTAGAAGCAAGTTGGGCAGAAGATATACAAAAGTTCCAACCTAGTATAAAATATGGAATTGCTTATGCTAAAAACCGTAAAAAAATATTTGAAGATACTGAACTCGAAATGGTCATTACTAATTTCGAAGCTGTTAACTTCTTATGTAAAAACCCACATTATCTCAAAGGATTTTCTACCCTCGTCATTGACGAGTTTACTGCGTTCAAAAATAGGGAGGCCCAACGGTCTAAAAATCTCAAATCTATTATTCATCACTTTAATAATAGAATTGCTATGTCTGGTACTCCTAATAGTAATTCTATCCTAGACCTTTGGCATCCAGTATATTTAGTTGACGACGGCAAACATTTAGGAGAACGTTTCTGGTCTTACCGATCACAAGTTTGTACACCAAAATTCAATGGTTTTGCTAATGAGTGGATTGACAAACCTGGGATCGAAGAAGTTGTAGCAGATAAATTATCTGATATATCTATTCGTTATGCTCTTACAGATTGTATAGACTTACCAGATAATATTGTTCGTAATGTTTATACTAAACTTTCGCCACAAATTTCTAAGTTGTACAAAACACTTTCTGAAGAGTCAGTTTTGTATACTCGCACAGGTACAATAAACGCTATTAACGCAGCGGCTCGTGTAAAAAAACTTTTACAACTTGTATCTGGAGCTATATATGACGAAGAAGGTAAAGCTACTTACATTCATACTGAGCGTTACGACATTGTCATGACATTAGTAGGGCAACGTAAACATAGTATTGTAGCTTTTAATTGGAAACACGAACGTGATGCGTTGACCAAGATTGCAGATCGCGAAAACATATCATACGAAATTATTGATGGTAGTGTTCCAGCTCATAAACGTGTTGATATTGTACAAAGATTCCAGGCTGGTCAACTGCAAGTACTGTTCTGTCATCCACAGTCTACGTCACATGGTCTTACACTTACAAAAGCTACTGCAGCAATATGGTGTTCACCTACATATAGTGCAGAACATTTTCAACAATTTAACAGACGTATACACAGAGCAGGCCAAAATCAAAAAACAGAAACAATTTTAATTTGTGCAAAAGGTACTTGGGAAAAACAAGTATATGAAAAACTAAATGGTAAATTAGGCAAAATGGAAAATTTACTTCATGTATTATCGGAGATTAAAAACCATGATGGGCCCAAATGAAAAAGTAATAATATTTTTAACTGAACAAATGCATGAAATTATTGATGAACTTGTTAAACGTAGACCAAGCGCTGTAGCTACTGCACTTATATTTGCAATGAGTGAAGTTATTATGCGTCGTCTTATCGAAGAACCAGCTGAAACTCGGCTTTCTGAACTTATGAAAAAAGCAGGAGAAGAAGCTTTAATATTGGTAGACAGTGTACATATGTCAGAACCAACCAACACTAAGGAGGTGTTACATTGAAAATAGAAAATATGGATGATTTATTGTCTGAATTACACAACGTTCGTTTACAACTAAGAGAGCTACAAGAGCAAGAAAAAGCCCTTAAAAGCACTAAAAACGAACTTGAAGCTAGAATTGTGACCAACTTGGAAAATCAAGGTATTGAACAAGTTGCAAACGATAAGGCTACAGTTTCTATTAAAAAAGAAATTGTACCGACTGTAGAAAATTGGGATGCTTTCCAAGCTTACATTGCTGAAACAGGAATGTTTGAGTTAATGCAAAAGCGAGCATCAGCAACTGCCTACAGAGAACTACAACAAATGGGACAGGAAGTTCCAGGCGTTAAGGCGACCGAATTAACACGAGTTAATTTTAGGTCTAAATAAATAATAACATTTAAAAACGGAGGACGTTCTATGAAAGATGTTGTATTAGTATCAAAAGACTTACCAGCACACGCTAGTAAGGGAGAAGGTTTAGGTAACGAGTATGTTACTACTGACCATCTCCAAACACCACGCGTTAAGCAGCTTCAACAGCTGTCTAACGAAGTTGACGAAAACCATAGTGAATATATTGAAGGAGCCAAACCAGGTGACTTTATAAACACTATTACCAGAGAAAACTACGGTAAAGAAATGTATGTAATAAACATTAAGTTTACTGAAGAATTCGTTATCTGGCGTAAACGAGAAAAAGGCGGAGGCTTAGTTGGAACTTATAAAACTAATGCTGAAGCTTTAGATTATCTTAAGAGTCAAGACTTACAAGTTGATGACTATGACATAATCCAAACTCAATCTCATCTTTTACTTAGAAAAGATGCAGAAACAACTGAGTTATCCAGCCAGCCTTTTATCTTTGATTGTTCATCATCAAAGTTAAGAGTGTCTAGAGAATGGAATACTCAATTAAAGTTAGCAGGAGGCGATAGATTTTCATCATTATGGAAAATGTCATCTGCTCAAACACAAAACCGAGCTTCTCAAAAGTTTTACAACATAGCTGTTGAGAACCAAGGCTGGGTTACTGACGATGATTACGCAGCTGCTAAAGCTTTGTACACATCAGTATCTTAATGTTGTTACACGGGTGCGACACATACTGTCGCACCTGTATGCTATATGAAACATAAAATAGATCAAAAAGCACTACTTGAATCCGTTACTGATACCGCGTTAGGTTTTATAATTAATTTTCCACTTTCCTGGGCCGTGCTCTTTTGTATGTTATACTTTACTCAAGATGCGTTATACATCTCATTAGTACAAGTAGCAATACTTACTATAGTTGCGATCGTACGAAGGTATGTCACGAGGATATATTTTAGAGACTTAACATATAAAAATGAAAGAAAAGGATTTCATAAACAAAGTCCACAAAGCTCTACCGAAAGAGATTTATAAGTGGAAAATCAACGACCCCTACCATGGGGGTGTTCCCGATGCTTTCTACTCTGGTCCTCAGGGGTTTTTGTTTGTTGAATACAAATACAAAGAAACTCTGCCTAAAAAAGCCAATTCAAAAATTAAAATAAATTTATCAGAACAACAAAGAGTTTGGTTGCGTAGAGCACAAAGCCACAAGTTGCCGGCCTATATTGTTTTCGCATCAAAAAACCGAGTTGCCTTGTTAACTAACCCAGATATTCCCTATTTATGTGTAGCCAAGTTTGAACGCATTTCTTGGCCATTTGACAACTATATTGCGTTTTTGGAGAAATTATGCCTAAAATAAAAAAAGATATGGTAAACCACCCACCCCATTACAACCATAATCGGCTGGGAATCGAATGTATTAAAGCCATAGAAGCTAGTATGACTAAAGATGCATTTGAGGGGTACCTAAAAGGAAACATAATGAAATACTTATGGAGGTACGAGTATAAGAACCACGGAGAAGATTTATTGAAGGCTCAGTGGTACTTAAATAAACTCATAGAAATAAATGGAAACTAGGTTTTCTAGACTAACTTCTCTTAACGGAGTCTCTTGTAGTTTATCTGACTCTCCTTGTATCGGTATTTGCTCCACTACTCAATGGGGCGATGACCGTTGTTCGGGGTGCGGTAGAACTTCAAGCGAGGTCCGAGACTGGCATACTTTGTCAGAAACAGAGAAAAAACTAATAAATATCCGAAATGCGGGTGAAAACTACCAAATTAGACAGCTAAAAGTGCAAAATCGCGTCAGACGCACGGAGAGCGCGTCTAAGTAATTTTAGGTCTTTTTGGATTTATACCCTTCGGTACTATAAGAAAATGCCGTACGCGGCATCCTGTGAGGTCGATTTTTTTAATTTTTAGAATTTTTTAAGGTTTTCTTCCAAATCTTAGTAATCCTTCCAGATTTCATCAATTTGTGAAATTTTTTAAATAATTTTACCATTTAGACTTATTTTCCTAATGGTTTATAGATAAAAAAGCCCGATAGTAAACCAGCACCAACTCCTGTTACTAGGGCTTCAGTCCAAAATGCTCCAAAATGAGTTGGGTGAACTAGTAAATCTGCAACAAATGTGCAGAC